GTTACAAACTTGATGTACAAGCAACTGGAACTGTTGATTTAGCTAATTTTGAAACTAGTGGCACAGCAGGTATACGAATTGCAAACTCAAGCCAGTCTTTTGCTACTCGTATCACTAGCAGTAACACCGCTACAGGTTTAAGATCAGACGGCAACATAAAGTTTTTTACTGATGGAGCCGCAGCCGGAACCGAAAGAATGATTATTGAGAATTCTACTGGGGACGTTGGTATTGGGATTGGTACTCCAGATACCAGGTTGCACGTAAAAGACGACGCCGCTAACAATGTAGCAAAATTTGAAACTGTCGGTTTAGAAAAAACTCAAATTTCTTTTAAAACTGATGCAGCTACTAATAATCTAGCATATTTAATGTTTAGCACACCTGCAGACGGCAAAAGAAGGATAGCTTTAGGACAGAGTAACAATCCTGCATCTAAAGACGTGCTTAAAATTGAAAGGCAAATACTACCAAACTACACGTCTGCTAATATGGATTTTGGTGGCACGGGTGTTTCTAGTACTTCTAAGTTTGGTCTTCGATATGATTATGACACCGACCAAGATAGTAATTTTAATGGTTTTTATGTTGATGCAAATTTAACCGGTACAACTGCTCTTACAGGAGATAGAACCGTAAGCGGTATAAACGTTGATATGGATTCTAGCGCCGCAGGCGGCAACACTGCTCAAGAGCTTACGTTAAAAGGTATTAATGTTGATGTTGGAAATAATAATGGAAGCGATGCACACCACATTTATGGCGTTTATGCTAGAGCTAATTCTACTCGGAATGGAGCTGGAGATAATATTTCTGATATAACAGGAGGATATTTTCAAGCGATAAATTCGGCGAAGACTGGGCAGGTAAGCAATATGTACGGGAGTTACTCATACGCGCTTCTTGAAGATGCAACTCATACTATTAGTGATGTTTATGGTAGTTTTGCAAAAACACTTGTATCAAATGGTTTTGATGGAACTATTTCAACAAAAGCAGTTGGAAGTAGAATTGTCAATCACCTTGATGACACCAACGATAATGTAGTGCCTTTATTAATTGGTGCAGATATAGAAAATATTATAGATTCAAACGTAGCAACTTCAGAAGGTGTTAGGGTCGTAAAAGATATAAATAACAATTTAACAATAACGGACTCATACCTTTTTAAAGGAAAGGTTGAAAAACCAGCCTCTAGTACCATCACCAATAACTGGGGTCTTTATTTAGAAGATGTTGATAAAAACTATTTAGAGGGTACACTTAGATTACCCACGTATGGGCAAGGCAATGTAACCGGCACCGCAACAAAAAACCTTGCCGTAGATTCTAACGGTAATGTAATCGAAACAGATGGCAGTATAATAGATGGTAGTGGAACTGCCAATTATGTTTCTAAATGGTCAGACGCAAATACATTAGCTGATTCTCAAATATTTGACAATGGCACTAATGTCGGAATTGGAACGTCGAGTCCCAATACTGCATTAGAAGTTGACGGGGCAATTTCAACTACTACTTCTGATTATGTACAGGGATCAACAGGTTCTAGGCTACTTCTTGAAACTTCCGGTTCAGGAAATACTCACTCATATATTCAAGCTCAAAACTCTGGAGGAACAACCAGCAATGAAGACTTAGCTATTCAATTATACGGAGGCAGCGTTGGTATAGGAACGTCTTCCCCTACCTCAAAGCTTGAAGTTAACGGCAACTTGGTATTTACTAGCGAAAATAATTCCATAACTTTTGGCGGTGTTACATCATCACCAAGCCTTCAAATTACTAATTCTTCTGCTAGAAGTACAATCGCAACGGTAGGAGGTAGTGGGGTATTAAAGCTTGATTCCTACCCTGGTATAGAAATTACAACTGCTGGATATGATAATATAATAGACAATTCAGGTAGGTGGGGTATAGGAACGACAAGTCCTGCAAGTAAATTAGACGTTAATGGTGGCATTAGAATGGCTAACGATAGTAGCACTGCCTCTGCTTCAAATGTTGGAACATTAAAATATTATACGTCTGGAAATAATAGCTATGTAGACATGTGTATGCAAACGGGCGCATCAACATATGCTTGGGTAAACATAGTACAAAATAATTGGTAATAAATAATAATAATAAAAATGGCAAATACATACACTTGGATAATAAATAAACTTGATGTGCATCCAACTGAAGAAAGTCTTTCAAATGTTGTTTATAATGTGCATTGGAGCTACACAGCTACCTCAGATCAAACAGATCCAGAAGGTGAAGCATATTCAGCAACATCAATCAGTACTCAGGTTGTTGGCGCACCAGATCCTAATAACTATATTGCTTTTGACAGTCTTACAGAGTCAAATGTTGTAGGCTGGTTGGAAGCTAGTGATTTGGATATTGATGCTTTAAAGGCTAACTTAGACGCGCAGATCGTAGAGCTTATCACTCCTACATCAGTTGCTAAGGACGTGCCTTGGTAAAAATCAGTAAAAACCAGTAATATATAACATATACCCTACTCGGGACAGAGTAACCAATAATTAATTAAAACCAAAACCTATGACACTATATTATAGAACCTATTCTTGGGGAACAACATCTCCAAAAATAACCGAAGAAGAAGTCCAGTTTTTGAATCATTTAGTTGATAAAAAGAATTGGCGAATTGTACAACTACCAAATGGATATTTTCAAACCGAATACCTTAATCCAAGTAAAGATAACGATTGGGTCGACGTAACGCGAAGAGAGACCATTGAAGGCGCAGAAGCAGCGATTGATGCTTCAGTTGAGCACTACAGCAAAAAGCTCGAATTTGCAAAAGGACCTGTAGTTGTAAAAACTTTCGAGTAAGACATTTGTCTAATTTAATTTAATCTAATTTAATATGTCTGACGCAATAGTTAAGAACTTAAACTTTGGAAGCGATGCTCGCTCTAAGGTTTACGAAGGTATTGAAAAGCTAACAAAAGCCGTTAGCTCCACACTCGGAGCTAGCGGTCTTAGCGTGATACTTGAAAACGATAAAGGCAAACCGGTAATTACAAAAGACGGTGTAACAGTAGCAAACAATATATTTTTGCGGGATCCTGTTGAAAATATGGGCGCGACGCTTTTAAAAGATGCTGCGCGAAAAACCGTACAAGAAGCCGGCGATGGAACAACAACTGCAACTGTACTTGCGCATTCAATTCTTAAAAATGCATATAAAGCATTAGAGCAAGATAGCTCGCGGACACTAAAAGAAGGGATTGCAAGTGGTGTTGAAAAAGTAATTGCATATTTAGAAAAGATTGCAATACCGGTCGACGGCGATATGATTGACCAAGTAGCAACTATATCTGCAAATAACGATAAAGAGCTTGGTAAGCTTATAAGTGATGCATTTAAGTCTGTAGGAAATACAGGTGTAGTTATAATGCAAACAACAGATGAGCCCGAAACGACAATAGAAGTTGTAGATGGTGTACAATACGATCAGCCACTTAAATCTAATCACTTTATAACAAACGAAAATATAAACGCCGCAGAGCTGGACAACCCGTATATATTAATATCAGAATCACCTATTCCAAATATACGTAGAATTCAGTCGGTGCTGGAGCATGTTATAAAAAAGAACAAAGCATTATTAGTAATTGCAGATGTTGAACCACAAGTGTTGAACACTCTTGCAATGAATAAAATGAAAGGCAATATAAAGGTTAATGTAATTGACTTACCAACTTACGGTGTAACGCGTAAGGAGGTTATGCAGGATCTTTGCATGCTTACAGGAGCTAAGGTTATTAATGAAGATCTTGGAGACGATATGGATCTCATAGACATTGAAATGCTTGGTACCTGTGTTAAAGCGGTTACTAATTCAGAAGAAACTGTTTTACAAGTTGAGGGTAAATCTGACGAGGTAGAAGAAAAAATTAAAACAATACAAGAAGAACTTGAAAAGCCAATGCTGCCTGGTCATAAAATTAGGTATGAAAAAAGGCTAGCAAGATTATCTGCAAAAGTTGCCGTTGTAAAAGTCGGTGCTAATTCAGAAGTTGAATTAAAAGAAAAGCGTGATAGAGTTGAAGACGCTATATGTGCTACAAAAGCCGCGATTAAAGAAGGTATAGTACCAGGTGGTGGAATAGCCCTTTTAAATGCTGCTCAGAAAATAAAAGCTGACGGCAAAGGTGAAGAACTACTTTATAAGTCAATTAAAGCACCTTTTCATACGATACTTAGTAATGCAGGTATTGAAGAATTTGAAGAGCCTACTATTAAAGGCAGAGGGTTAAATGTTGTTACAGGGGGTATGGTGAATATGATTAAATCTGGAATTATCGACCCACTACTTGTTACTAAAAGCGCTCTTCGGAACGCGGCTTCAGTAGCCACAACAATTATATCAACCGATTGTGTAATTAATAACGTTAGAATAGAACAGTTATGAAAGCAATCGGATATTACTTAATAGTAGAAAAAGAAAAACAAGGTTCACAAAAAACAGAAGGCGGTCTGCTAATTGCAGAAAATGCCCGTGAAGATATAAGATACGCAAAAGCAAGCGTAATATCAGCGGGCGCCGATATAGCGGGAATAAAGGCTGGCGATGCTATTTATTATGATAGACACGCCGGCCATTCCATTGAGCTAGAAAATAAAGTGTACAATGTAATTAAAGCGCAGGATGTAGTCGTTATATTATGAGAACAATAAAGGCTTCAGATTTGCGTGACTCAAACGTATTAAAGCACTACCGTATAGTTAGAAGATGGGCGTGCAGAAATTACGGTATAAAAGATGCAGATCTGGAGCTTCTTTTATTTTTAGACTGTCAGGGCTTTTTTAGCAAAACAGATTTTAAACTTGACACATATGCATACAGCTGGGATAACAATAGGTTTTCACGACTTTTAAAAGAAGGCTGGATAGTATTATGGCGAAGAGGTAACAAATCAGACAGCAAAGGCAGTCTATATAAAGTATCTTTAAAAACAACACAGCTATTAGCTCGTGTTTATAGAATACTTACAGGTGAAGAAGATATTCCAAGTAGCGCAACGCAAAGTGTAATTAAAAGCAAAGCGTATACAGATAGAATGCTTCAGGTTGCAATAAAAAGAATAAATAACGACAAAGAAAGATAGCTATGGCTTATACAAAAAATCCAATAATGCGTTTGGGTAATCCTCAAATAGACCCTATGACAGGGCAGCCAATGCAAACAACAATGGTACCTCCTCAAATGGCCCCAATGGGTGGTGGCTTTACACCACAAGTTCAACAAAATATACAAGGCATGGCTGGATCGCCTGAAATGCGCCAATATGCAGCAGGTGGTATGAATGCGCCTTTGTTTTTTAAAGATCAAACCGGAGATGGTAAAATAACACGAGCAGATGTAATTAAAGCTCGTACAGAAGGATATAAAGAATAAATAAATAATTATGCACGAAAATAGCAAAAAAATAATCAAAGCACCTTCTTTGCAAGGAGCAGTAGGAGAATCAGCTGTGTGGGACGGCCCTTTAGATACTACAGGTTTTCCTATGGGAAAAGGCAGTAGCTCAGGTGCAAACGGTATGCAAATTAAAAAATACCCTTGCAAGTCCTATGATTTAAACCCGCCTATTACTCAGCGCGCAAAACAGTAGTCATGTACGTTCAGCATAACTCACCGTTCGCTAAAAAAGGCGATGCTCCATCTAGGAAGAAATCAAAAGGGTATTACGCTGAAGTAAAAAAAGGCGGTGGTGCTGGTAAAGATGCTGGTGGCGGCATGACTGAAAAAGGTGTTAAAAAATATCGTAGAGATAATCCAGGCAGTAAACTATCAACTGCTGTAACTACACCACCATCAAAGCTTAAAAAAGGAAGTAAAGCGTGGAAACGCAGAAAATCATTTTGTGCACGATCTAAAGGCTGGAAGTCTGAGAGAGGTAGAGCTGCGCGAAGAAAATGGAATTGCTAATATGAAATATAAACCGTTTACATCAAAACACTGTACGCCCTCAAGGTTTACAAGCCCGCTAAAAAAAGCTGGGTTTCCAACAACTGAGGAAGATAAAAAACCAGAAGGTGAAGTTAGACCTATTTCTGATTTAGGCATTACTGAAAAAGATCTTAGGCTTGGAGGATCGTTGCCTGTTGGAGGGGCTGGTGCAAAAGGTGTTGTTAAAGGCTTAGTTAAATTAGGGGCTAAAGCAATCAAAAAGTATAGAGAATCTAAATGAAAGATAGAGGGCTTGGCGATACTATAGCGCGTGCTACTAAAGCTACAGGTATAGATAAGTTTGCAGAGCAAGTTGCTAATGGTTTAAATATACCAGGTGGCTGCGGTTGTAAAGAGCGTCAAGCGTATTTTAATAAAGTTGTACCATACGGTAAAAAATAAATTATGGCTTTTAAAATGAAACCTGCTCCATTTAAAATGGATGAAACTCCAGTATACTATGTGGACATGGAAGAAGGCGTTTTGGGTAAAGCCAATAATAACGGCACAATAATAGTAGATGAAAATTTATCGCCGTTAGAAGCAAAAAACGTTGTTAAACATGAACGCGTGCATATAGATCAAATGCGAAGAGGTGATCTTAATTATGACGATAAAAATGTATACTGGAAAGGTCGTATAATACCACGGTCTAGTATTAAAGAAGGTGATAAAAACTTACCTTGGGAAAAAGAAGCTTATAATAAAAGCAAATGAAAACTTCTAAAAAAGGATATTTAAAAAATAGCCCTGATGTTAATAAGCCTTATAATGTTATTGAAGGTAATAAAATAACAATGAAAGGAGTTGAATTTAAAGTACTGGGTATTGATAATAATGGCTCAGCTAAAATAATGTATCCTGGTTACGATTATATATTTCCAGGCGCTAAGTATGTAACGGAATATCCGTTAAATAAAAAATAAAAAAAATATGTAATAATATTAGTACAGTTTAATTTAAATCTAATATTATGAAAAACTTATTTTTAACACTATTATTTAATTTTATTTTAACGTTTTCTTTTGCTCAAAATAAAGATTTTCATGGGCTATGGGAAACTACAGAAACGCATTATATAACATCAATTTATATTGCAGAAGATGGATTAGGTAACAGTGTTGTTAATTTTTCCCCATATAATGATAAAACAATTTGGGAAGAAATTATAGATGTAGATAAAAATTCTTTTACAACTTTTTTATTTAATCCTGAAAACAATTATTCAGTAAAAATAAAATATATACTGGAAGATAAAAATAATTTAATTCTTAAATTTAGTGGTGATTTAAATAAAAAAATAAAATACACTAGACTAAAACTTGATCTCAAAAACAATAAATTAAAAACTTAAAACAATGGCATATAAACAATCGCCCGCAAATGTATTAAAAGGGCAAATGAAAAACAAAGCGGTTGGACTTGCTCACGGCGATTCAATGGCTATGCAAAAAGAGCAGGAGTTAGATAACGTAGATGTTACATCAACTCCGTCGGTATCTGATAAAAAGAAGAAAGCTCTTCAGGCTATTCAAAACCAGAAGGACTATTCAAAAAATTATAAAAGCACAATTCGCAATCTAGCTGAATCTGACTCTTTAGATTTAGTTGCAAGTGGGCAGGGTGCTAAAGCTCAAAAAATGTATGGTGCACAATTTAGCGCTGACAAACCGCAATATGGGGACATGAGGGATATTCCTGGAAATACTCTGCAAGCTCTTACAAAAGAAACTAAAAAAATATTAGGGCCATCTCCATCCTCACAATATAAAAGAAACTTACAGGTTAACTAAATGAAAAAACTTTTAAGTCTTTTATCAGGCGGTTTAATTAAAGACGTAGGTAATGTAATTGATAAGCTTACAACTACAGATGAAGAAAGATTAGCTGCTAAACAAAAGATTCAAGAGTTATTGGAAAAAGCAGATCAAGACGCACAGACACAGGTGACCGAAAGATGGAAAATGGATATGCAATCAGATTCATTTTTATCTAAAAACATTCGGCCACTTGTGCTGGTGTATCTTACATCTATATTTACTATTCTAGCATTTGCTGATGGTAATGTAGGCGGCTTTGAAGTTGCACAGGAATATATTCCAATTTTTCAATCATTATTAATAACAGTCTACGGTGCGTATTTTGTTGGGCGCACGTGGGAAAAATCAAAAAAATCCAACAATAACAATTAAATTAAATCAAATGTCAAAAATTACAGATGAGCAGTTAGAAAAATTGCATAAGCAACAAACTGCATTAAATTCATTACTAAACAAGATTGGTATTGCAGAGTCTCAGAAACACGCACTGCTTCACGAAATTGCAGGTGTAAATCAAGAGATTGAAGAGTTCAAAGTTGAACTTGAAAAAGAATATGGTTCTGTTAACATTAATTTAGAAACAGGCGAATATTCTAAAATCGAGAAAGATGAAGCTGATAAGAAAGATTAGTATTGGGTCAGACTATAAAAATGACGCAATGCATTATTCAGTAGGTCAGCAAGTGTATGGCGGTCATGAAATATCTGCCATACTATTTGAGGACGAAGATGCTTCGTACAATATCTATATTAAGAAAAACTCAGAGGTATTGCCATGGAAGAAATTTAACTCTAACATGGCAATTTCCGTTGAGTATGATCTTGAATACTAATGAAATCATTATACCAATTTATAGTTAAACCCAAAGGCGAACGCTACAATAATACTAAAAAGATAGGTGACACTAGCCTGTTACTAAATACAAATATAGAAAGCTTTCGTCACATAAACAAAGAAGCTATAGTAGTTTCGACTCCAGCGGCATTTAATACCGGTATAAATAAAGGTGATACTGTTTTAATACATCACAATATATTTAGAAGATGGTATGATGTTAAAGGTAAGGAAAGAAACGGAAGTATGTTTTTTAAAGATAATATGTACTTCGTTAATGTAGATCAAGTTTATGGTTATAAAAAAAATAACGATTGGGTTATGGTTAACAACAGATGCTTTATAAAACCAATTAAGGAAACAAGCTCATATTCAACCGAAAAAGAGCAAAAGCATATTGGTATACTAAAGTATGGCAATAATGCGTTAGAAGCACTCCATATTAACCCAGGGGATCTAGTTGGCTTTACGCCTAGCAGTGAATGGGAATTTATTATAGACGATGAGCGTCTTTATTGTATGAAATCAAATGATATAGCTATTAAGTATGAACGTAAAGGACACGAAGAGGAATATAATCCGAGCTGGGCAAAAAGCAGTTAAAGAATTAATTCGCGTTGCCGAGGAAAAGATTATAACAGACACTGAAGACGACCTTTCAGCAGATAGACTTAAGAATGCTGCTGCTACTAAAAAGTTAGCGATCTTTGATGCGTTTGAGATACTAACACGCATAGACGAAGAAAGATCATTATTAGAAGGTGAAAATCAAGCAGCTAAAGCTAAATCATTTAAAGGCTTTGCAGAAGGTAGATCAAAATGAATTATACGCAGACATTATTTGAAGTTCTGCCTGATTATATAAGCAAGAAGGTTCTTAATAAAAAGAATAGGTATAAGCAATGGAAATACGGTTACGACAAAGAAAGTGATGTTATAGTGATAAGTAAGACCGGTGAGATTGGAGATGTGTATAGCATACAAAATCTTAAAATAGCTTTGCCAAAAATAGCTGATCCGCATGAATTTAAAAAAGATACGTGGGATCGAATAGACTACCCTAAAGAACTTGAAAAAATAAAAAGTGTATTTGAGTGGAATCAAATGCCTGAATACTTTAAAGAAAAACACTATGATTATATTGACGAAGAGTTTAAACGCCGTGATGAAGGCTTTTCGTTCGTTAACAAAGGTAATCCTNCTTATATTACTGGCTCTCATTACATGTACCTGCAGTGGTCTAAAATTGACGTGGGTGCCGCAGATTTTAGGGAATCAAATAGACTTTTCTTTATATTCTGGGAAGCATGCAAAGCCGACCCGCGATGTTATGGAATGTGCTACCTCAAAAATAGACGGTCTGGTTTTTCATTCATGGCATCATCAGAACTCGTTAATCAAGCAACGATATCTTCCGACTCACGTTTTGGAATATTATCAAAGTCAGGAGCCGACGCTAAAAAAATGTTTACTGACAAAGTTGTACCCATATCAGTTAACTACCCATTCTTTTTCAAACCCATACAAGACGGTATGGATCGACCAAAAACAGAATTGGCATACAGGGTACCAGCATCAAAGCTTACGCGGAGAAAGCTTGATCAGGGCCAAGGGCCGGAAGAGCTTGAGGGGCTCGACACGACTATCGACTGGAAGAACACGGGTGACAACTCATATGACGGTGAAAAGCTCAAGCTACTTGCCCACGATGAATCAGGTAAGTGGGAGCGTCCAGATAACATTTTAAATAACTGGCGAGTTACAAAAACAACGCTTAGATTAGGTTCTAGAATCGTAGGTAAGTGTATGATGGGCTCGACCTCAAACGCATTAGATAAAGGTGGAGCAAATTTCAAAAAACTATACGAGGATTCAGACGTTACTAAACGAAACCGCAATGGACAGACTAGCTCGGGATTATATTCTTTGTTCATACCTATGGAATGGAACTACGAGGGGTTCATTGATACTTATGGAAACCCTGTCTTTGATACACCACAAAAACCAGCTGAAGGCCCGTATGGAGAGCTTATCGACCAAGGGGTAATAGAACATTGGCAAAATGAAGTTGACGGTCTTAAAAATGATCAAGACGGTTTAAATGAATACTACCGGCAGTTTCCACGCACGGAACAACACGCTTTTAGAGATGAAGCAAAAGAATCTTTATTTAATCTAACTAAGATTTACGAGCAGATAGATTATAACGAAGAAGTTCAAAATAGCATGCAAGTTACACAAGGTAACTTCCAATGGGAAAACGGGCAGCAAGATAGTAACGTTATATTTGCACCAAACAAAAACGGAAGATTTAAGATATCTTGGGTGCCGCCTAAAAATCTCCAAAACCGTGTAATAGTAAAGAATGGTGTTAAATACCCAGGTAATGAGCACGTTGGCGCATTTGGGTGTGACTCATATGATATATCAGGTACAGTTGATAAAAGAGGTTCTAAAGGATCTTTGCATGGTTTAACAAAGTTTAGCATGGAAGATGCACCGCCAAATATGTTTTTTTTAGAATATATTGCCAGACCTCAAACAGCTGAAATATTTTTTGAAGATGTACTTATGGCATTAGTATTTTACGGAATGCCGCTACTTGCAGAAAATAACAAACCTCGATTATTATACTATTTAAAACGAAGAGGTTATAGAGGTTTTTCAATGAACCGACCAGATAAGCTTTGGAATAAGCTTTCTGTTACAGAAAAAGATATAGGCGGTATACCAAACTCGTCTGAAGATATTAAGCAAGCACACGCTGCTGCAATTGAAAGTTATATAGAAAATTATGTAGGTCAAGTTACAGAAGGTGTATACGGAGATATATACTTTCAAAAAACATTAGAAGACTGGGCCGGATTTAATATAAACAATAGAACAAAATTTGATGCAACAATTAGTTCTGGTTTAGCTATTATGGCTTGCAATAAAAACAGATATAGACCGTCTGCGGAAAAAGTTATAAAATCCGTGCCGCTAGGTTTTAAAAAATATAACAATAAAGGATATAGTTCAAAAATAATACAATAAATGGTTAATACTAATTATAAAAGCTCGTTTCCCGATCAGGTGGTACCTAATGAGGAAAAGCAATCATTAGAATATGGTTTGCAAGTAGCGAGAGCTATTGAAGGCGAGTGGTTTAGAAATAACCGTGGAGGTGATCGATTTACTTCTAATTTTCAGCAGTATCATAATAGAAGATTATATGCTAGAGGCGAGCAATCTATACAAAAATATAAAGATGAATTATCTATTAATGGTGATTTATCTTATCTTAATTTAGATTGGAGGCCCGTGCCTGTCGTGCCTAAGTTTGTAGATATTGTAGTAAATGGTATGTCGCAGCGTAATTATGAAATAAAAGCGTATGCACAAGATCCTGTTGCTCAAAAGAAAAAAACTGAATATGCTAAAAATATAATGCTGGATATGAAAAAATATGACCAGCTTATGGCATTAACTGAACAAACAGGAAGAAATTTCTTTTCTACAGACGATCCGCAAAGTTTGCCAAAAAACAAAGAAGAGTTTGAGTTGCATATGCAGATGGATTACAAAGAGTCTGTTGAATTAGCTACTGAACAGCTTATAAATAATTGTTTAGATAAAAATAAATACGATGAAACTCGTAAAAGAATTATACAGGATTTAGTTATCTGTGGCATAGGTGCTGCAAAAACAGAATATAATAAATCAAACGGATTACAGGTAAAGTATGTAGACCCTGCAAATTTAGTTTATTCATATACAGAAGATCCTAACTTTGAAGATTTATATTATATAGGAGAAGTAAAACAAATTTCTTTAAGTGAAATTTCAAAGCTATTTCCATATCTTACACCGGAAGATCTAGCCGAAATACAAAAGTACCCAGGTAATAATGATTATATTAGAAATTATTATGGGCAAAATGATAATAACACAATTAGTGTTATGTTTTTTGAGTACAAAACTTTTGAAAAGCAAGTATTTAAAATTAAAAGAACAGAGTTTGGCTTAGAAAAGGCGTTAGAAAAGCCAGACTTTTTTGCTCCGCCACCAAGCGATAACTTTGAAAGAGTTGAAAGAGTAATTGAGGTATTATATACCGGGGCAAAAATATTAGGTCATGAAAAAATGCTTTCGTGGAAGATGGCTGAAAACATGACTAGGCCATATGCAGATTCGCCTAAAGTTGAAATGAATTATACTTTGGTTGCACCTAGAATGTATAAAGGAAGGATTGAATCTTTAGTAAGCCGTATAACAGGGTTTGCGGATATGATTCAGCTTACGCATTTAAAGTTGCAACAAGTAATGTCCCGCATGGTACCAGACGGTGTTTACGTTGACGTTGATGGTTTAGCTGAAGTAGATTTAGGTAACGGAACAAACTATAATCCAGCTGAGGCATTGAACATGTATTTTCAAACGGGAAGCATTGTAGGACGATCATTTACGCAAGATGGTGACATGAACCCAGGTAAAGTTCCTATTCAAGAACTACAAACTTCTTCTGGGCAAGGTAAGATTGCTTCGCTTATTAGTACGTATCAATATTATCTACAGATGATAAGAGACGTAACGGGATTAAATGAAGCGAGAGACGGTAGCACACCGGATAAAAACGCATTAGTTGGTTTACAAAAACTTGCAGCAGCAAATAGCAACACAGCTACAAGACACATATTACAATCAGCTTCTTTTATTACGCTTAGATTATGTGAAAACATATCTTTAAAGGCTAAAGATATATTTGAATTTGCTCTGACAGAAGAAACATTATTAGAAAGTATAAATCAATTTAATGTTGAAACATTAAAAGAAGTGTCAGATTTACATTTGCATGACTTTGGTATATACTTGCAACTTGAACCTGATGAAGAAGAAAAAGCTCAACTGCAGCAAAATATACAAGCATCATTACAAGCAGGCGCAATATATTTAGATGATGTTATAGAAATTCAAAATATTAAAAATATTGATTTAGCTAATAAATATTTAAGGCTTAAAAGGCGCGAAAAGCAAAAGCAGGATCAGCAAGCGCAACAAGCAAATATACAAGCGCAAGCGCAAGCTAATTCAGAAACTGCAGAAAAAGCCGCGTTAGCAGAATTACAAAAACAACAAGCGCTTACTGAAAGCAAATTACAACTAGAACAAGGTAAGTCGCAATTTGAAATACAAAAACTAGAGCGCGAAGCTGAAATAAAAATGCGCTTAATGGAACTTGAGTTTCAATTTAACAAACAATTAGCAGAAGCTCAAGCTGAAGCTTTAAAAAATAAAGACGCTTATAAGGAAGATAGAAAAGATGAGCGTACTAAAATACAAGCGTCACAACAATCAGAATTAATTGATCAGCGAAAAAACGATACATTACCTAAAAACTTTGAATCCGCTGGATTTGATGTCTTAGGTGGTTTTGACTTAGGTCAGTTTGATCCTAAGTAATTTTTATTAATTTTATAATATTTTATCATGGCAGAAACAGTCAAGCAAGAGGGTGAATTTAAAGTTAAACCTCGAAAAATGAAAAAGCTTTCTGAGGCACCTGAAACTATTAAAGTAGATTTGTCTCAAAAGCCGGAAGAAACGCAAGAAACAGGTGATACCATTAAGGTGGATCTTACCGAAAAAACAGAACAAGAAGATGCCGTTCAAGTCAATACAACAGATGAGAGCAATGCTCCTATCAAAAAATCCAGAGACTCGCAAGGTAGCGAAGAAGTGGTTGAAGAAGTACGGGAGCCCGAAGAAACGGTAGAAGATACACCTGTAATACAAGAAGTAACAGAAGAAGAGGTTAAAGAGCAAACTGAAACCTTGCAAGAGCAAGTTGAGGATGCCGTGCAGCAGTCGCAAGACACTGCAGAACCATTACCAGAAAACATTCAAAAGGTTGTAGACTTTATGGGTGAGACTGGTGGAACATTGGAAGATTATGTAAGATTAAATGCAGATTACTCTAATGTAGATAACAATACACTTTTGCGGGAGTATTACCGCCAAAGCAAACCTCATCTAGACTCTGAAGACGTAGGTATTCTTTTAGAAGATTTTACGTGGGACGAAGATGTAGATGATGAAAAAGATATACGTAAGAAAAAAATTGCGTATAAAGAAGAAGTTGCAAAAGCCAAAGGTTTTTTGGAGGGACTGAAAGATAAATACTACGACGAGATCAAGTTGAGACCCGGCGTAACTCAGGAACAAAAACAAGCAGTTGACTTTTTCAATCGATACAATGAAGAACAGCAAACTATAAAGCAGCGAACTGAAAGTTTTCAAAATCGTACAAAAACTTATTTCAACGACGATTTCAAAGGTTTTGATTTCAACCTCGGCGAAAAAAAGTTTAGATACGGATTAAAAGATAATTCTTCAGTCGCAAATCAACAATCAGATATAAGTAACTTTATCAAGAAGTTCTTGAATGACAAAGGTGAAGTGTCAGATTTAAGTGGATATCATAAAGCTTTATATGTAGCTAACAATCCTGACAGAATAATAAATCATTTTTATGAGCAGGGTCGCGCGGATGCAGTTCGTGAGTTAACAGCTAAATCTAAAAACATTAGCAACGAACCACGATCAACCCAAAGCGGTAACGTATTTATTAATGGTTTAAAAGTCAAAGCTGTTACCGGCGCTGATTCTTCAAGACTTAAAATTAAAACAAAACGTTAAAACTTAAAA